AATATATGGATGATCAAACAACTACTACTACTAGTACTAGTGATCGTGATGCTCGCATTATTGCTGACCGTGAACGGAATCACCGTGAACAGGTTGAACGTAATGCTAGAGCACGTGCAGACTTCCTCGGTCGGCGCGACACTGAGACTAAACTCTCTCCCACTACCGATGGTGTGCACGCTACTCCTTCTTTTGATTGGAGCTCTGCTGTTGCTAGGTTCGGAACTGCTGCTGCGATTGTTGCTGGTACTGTTAGTATTGGTGGCTATCTGCTTGCGAACGCATCTGCGATTGCTGCATTGGCTGGCGCAGTTAAAACTGCCATTGGCCTGTTTCCTAAGAGCGAAGATGCACCAGTTTCTACTGGGTTGGTACTTCCCGCTGCTACGAAGAAACGAGGCTGGTCTAGATCGATTGTTATCGCTACGACTTGTGGTGCTGCTGTACTCGGTGCGGCGGCCCTGATCGTCTTTCCGACGATCGCCCTACCTATTCTGGTTCGTAAGCAGATAAGGTGTGTGGACTTGGTACAACGTTACGACACTGAATTGGATTGGGAATTAGATCCATCTGACCCCTATACCAAACCTGCTGATTATAAGTCAGTTATGGAATGGAATATTGAGTGGGCCGGATATAGTTCAGTTAAAGTCGCTGCGGTTGCCGCCGCGTGTTGCCTTTTAGGGTACGCGGGTTATAAATTATTTGTCCACTGGTGGAGGCGACAACAGAACCCCATCGGTGCTTCGTGGACTTCGAAGTATATAGCGAAGACACTTAGGACGAGCCCCCTCTCGTCGAGTCAGCAGAGACAAGCATTCATTGACGTGCCTTTAGCTAAGGCGTTTGCTCAGTCTAACCATACCCATGGACAATCCGCTGCTGACCGTAATGCTGGGAGTGCTACCTGTGGCTTGATAGCTATGGCGTTAGGATACACACCACATTATATGCAAATGTCTCTCTCTGACGTGAAGAAAGGACGGACTGGAAGTCGCTCATATCATTGGGTGAAAGACCTATCTGTGCCTGTTAGTAACGCAGAATTTGATCCTAAGACACAAGCAGCGTGTCTTGTTGATGTCGATCATTATATCAACATGCCGAAACTCTTAGCTGAGCGACCAGGCACGTATCTCATTTCCACCTTTCAGCCAACAGCTGCGGCGAAGGGTGATGGTGAGTATGCGTTTAGGTTTCTTGAGGATGGCCGGGTACAGTACATCGTGTCGGGTGGTGAGGAGTATGTTCATGAAATATGGGACTACTCTGGCACAACGATTGTGGTGGAAGATACAGCCTACTTACAGAAACGGATCAGTGGTTACCATATTGATCGGAAATTCATTGATGAGCACCATTGTATTGTGATGCTCTCTCTGATTGGAACATTTGATGCTCCTTCACTTTGCCCCGCGGACTGGTTCGTGGAGGGTAATAAGTTGAAGAGATTGAATCCAGTGTGTGGAACCTTTGTGGCACTTGACATTAAGCGCGGCGCGTCTTTTGACCGCAGTTGTGCTTTGTTGGGTGACCACTTGGCGGTGACAATGCCAAAAGTCACATGGGACGCTATGCGTTCTGTGGCTATAAATAACCGGGTCCCGATTACCGCTGCCACTGTTGCAAGTAATATCTATCCTACGGACCCCGCTGGCCTGCCAACTGAGAGGTTGCCTCCAGGTCATGCTGCCACCATTGCAGTTGTCATTAGGCAAGGTGTGCCATTTTTCCCTCCTAGAGTTTACCCACCTAGTGAGTGCATGCTGGTCACGTTGTTTGATAAGCATGATTTTACCGCCAAAGTCCCATTGGCTGGTTTTGGGTCTCCTCTAATCTGGTCCTGTTATGGGTTTCCAGAGAGCATCGCGTCGGAGGACAGGTGTATATCTGGACGAGTTGAGGCTTTTCAAAACAGACCCGAACAGGGCTGTATGCCATCTACGGCAGGCTACATGACAGAGTTCGCTGTGAGGTTGATACCAATTCCTCATCGTGGACATCCCGTAGGCCATGCTGAAGTGGGCGTTCGACAGAACAGCCCCTCACAACGAGCTATTCTTGAGAGAGCCGCTGTGACTGGTGCAAATTTTCGTGCCAAGTGGAGCGCCTTCGTTAAGAAGGAGACTCAACAGAAAGCGACTGACCCGCGTAACATCTCACAGATGGAAGCTGCTACTAAACTTGCGTATGCTTGTTTTATGTATGCCTTTCATGATGAGGTTATGTCGGCGCAAGATTGGTACGCTTTCAACAAGACCCCCCGGGAGTGCGCGGAGCGAATTGCTGCGTTTCTCTGTGATGAGGCACATTGCGTGTTGGCTGATGGTTCCCGGTTTGATGGGCACGTTAGTAGGCTGGCACGGTTGTTAGAGCGTATTTGTATGCTCCGTTTCTTTGCTCAAGAGCACCATTCGGAAGTGAATGAGTGTATGGACCAGCAGATTGGGATCCCAGGTGTTACCACTTTAGGTAGGAAATACTTTTCAGGATACAGTCGAGGATCTGGCTCACAGGAGACGTCTGATTTTAATTCTATCATTACAGCGTTTATTGATTATTGTGCATGGCGCAATACGCTGGTGAATGGGGTTAAGCTCACCGCTGACCAGGCGTGGGCGAAACTGGGAATCTATGGTGGGGATGATAGCCTCGCTGGTGCAGTAGACCCGGTTGCTTTGAAGAAGAGTGCTGAGATTATGGGGCAGGACTATGAGATTACCGTTGTTCGACGTGATGAGATTGGTGTTGAGTTTTTGAACCGACAGTTTGGTCCCGACGTTTGGAATGGCGATGTAAATTCCATGGCGAACCCGTCCAGGCTTCTTTCGAAGTTGTGGGTTGGACCTTTTAAGTTGTTACAACCACTTCAGCGTTTTGCTGAGCGGTGTTCGGGATATTACCGGATGGACCGCAACTCACCCGTTATTGGTGAGATTACACGTGTGTCACATGAGTTGCTTGGCGAACGAGTAGATGGTGAGTTGATGCCTTGGGATGGCAGGTACTCCATTGAAGCAAATTGGCCGAATGAGGACTCTGGTTGGATGAATGATGTGTTCAATAAGTTTGTCCCTGATTTTGATTGGGAAAGGTTTTCTAAGTGGATACAAGAATGTCTTGATTCTGGGAACCCGGACTTGCTTTTGAGCGCTCCCTTGTGTACGGGTTCTGCCCCTGAATTTAAGGTTAAGCAGACCTGTGTTGTCGGCGAAGAGTTACATATTGTTCCTCCCAAGGATAAGGGTGAGGCTTTTGATGACGAATCCGCGTGGCATCACCCAGTGTTGCGTCCTGAACCCAAAGATCGTGTAACCACCCCCCTTGATTGGGATGAGGAGTTGCTTGATACTGATGAGGAATCTGACGTAGACCAAGATGAGGTGTACCACTATGTTGATGATAAAATTGGCTTTGTTCAAGGTAAAGACCTTCCAAAGTTTGCCATACCTTCAGACGATTTGTCGAAGCCATATGGGGAGCAGGGTGTTATTTTGACTCCTGCTGAGGTGTCACAAGTTGATGATTATCACTTGCGTTGGCAGGCACAAGGTGAAGACCTCGGTAAAGGGTTTATTTTCACTCCTGTTGATACCTCTACGTTTGAGACTGTTAAGTCCAAGCGTGCCACCAGGCGTAAGCCGGTGATGCCTCCTGCCGTTGTGGAAGCTGAGAAAGCTGTCCCTGTCGTTGGAGAGGATGGCAAGCGAGCTGTTAAGGTGCCTAAAGGCAGGAGTGTCAAACCTGCTGTTAGAGGTACTCCTCGCGTTGCTAATGTTGTTCCTAAGAAGGATATGAAAGATCCTCGGAACTGGACTCCTCCAATTCAATTCAGAGACGAGAGTACATTAGATTACGCTGTCCGGGTTGATGCTTGGAAGTCTAAGCGTGCCTTGGTGATTAAGCGCCTTGGCATAACTCTTAAGTGAGCTGGCCTTCGGGTACGGCTTCCGGGTGTGCCTTTAAACATTCGGGTGGGTTAGTTGTGAACCCCTTGACCGGTCGCACCGGCGTATCGAAATTATACGTACTTATCTGAAACGATGAGCAACAACAACAACAACAACAGAGGACGTGGAGGAAATCCGTTCTCTGGTGCGAAGAGTCTCGCGAACGTAGTCAAGAAGCAGGTGCTTGCTGACATACGTGCTGCTGGCGGAAAGCCGGTGGCGAATAGGAAACGACGTAGTCGTAAACCCAAGTCCCAGAAACGAATGGGCCGCAATGGTATGAACAAAGGTGCTGGTTTTCAGGGTGCCGCTGCCGCTGCGTATGCCACTGGTCAGAAGTCTGGTCAGGCTCAAATCTACCGTAACAGTGTTGACTCATGCCGCATTGTTCACAGGGAGTTGATTGCATCTGTTGTTGGGACAGTTGCTTTCACAGTTGCCCAAACTTTTGCTTTGAACCCAGGTGTACAAGCAACCTTTCCTTGGCTATCTAATGAAGCAGCTGGGTGGGAGCGTTACCGGTTCAATAAGTTGAAGTTTTGTTACTACACCAGGACTGGGAGCAATATCCCAGGTTCTGTGATGTTGGCTCCTGATTATGATGCGGCTGATGCTGCGCCGATTGGAGAGCAAATCGCTTCCTCTTTTGAGGATACTGAAGAAGACGCACCTTGGAAAGATATCAAGTGCGTTCTCCAACAGAGGGAGTTGATGGGTGACATGAAGGAGAAAACTATTCGCAATGGCACTTTGGCCGCGAACTTGGACATCAAGACGTATGATGCTGGCAATCTCTTTCTTTGCACAATGGACGGAACAGCCGTTAATTGGGGCAAGTTATGGGTTGAGTATGATGTGACTTTGATCACTCCTCAAGTACCATCCGGCGGTTTTCAAGCCGAGGGGACTTTGTTTGGTTCTACTGCTAATACTGCAGCTAATCCATTTGGGACAGCCGGTACACAGTCGATGACAGGTCCTATTGTTCTCAGTGTAGACACTACTGGTGTTATTACTATTGCGAACGTGCAAATCGGACAGGAGATTTTGGTGGTGACTGACATTGTGGGCACCGTCATTACTGCGATTGCACAGGGTACTTTGGTTGGTCTTACCTTAGTGACGCAGTTGTTTTCGGGCTTTCAAGCTGATGCTTTGAAAGGTGCGGTCAACTCCACTTATTTGGTGACAGCCTTGAACCCTACCCTCAGGTTGACTGAGACGGCAACGACTGTGACATCAGCGAGAGCGATTGTTACTGTGTTGGCCCCCATTCCAGTTAGTATCTAATGAGGGTACTTGCGCCGTGAGATTGGGCGCGTTATAAATACGGTCTTGGGAGTGTGGTTGTGCGTACCCTCCTGTTGGGCTTGGTAACTAACTTTCGGTTGGAAATCACCTAACTCGTGAGAGAAAACTCATGTGAATAAAACGCCATAAATAAGTAAATACATGCA